TAACTAATCCCTTTTCCTTTGCCATTATAATAGGCGTTTTATCGCATCCTGATATAGGTTGCCCGTGAGATTCGGTTATACCAATTATAGATATATTTTTTCGTATATTAAAGTGCGATGATACTGTATTAATTCTGGATATATATTTGCGTTCCATTATGAACAATAATTCAATAATTCAATAATTCAATAATTCAATAATTCAATAATTCAATCAAATTTACTCTATAAATAATTAATATTTATATGAACACTTTCAGTCTATCAAGATATATAAAATAACAAATTTAAATTAATAATCTTGTTTACATTGTGGGTTATGTTCTGTTAAGATTCCTTTATTTCTTTTAAGGAAGGCAAACTTTCATAATCTTTCTACATTATTATCTAATTCTATGTTTAAGATTTATATTTTCAAGTGTTAAATCTATAGCGAATAAGACAAATGATACATTATGTAAATTAGATGAATTATCCAATATAATAAAAAATAAAAAATATAAAAAAGACTTAAAGAAATCATCAAATAAACGTTTTAAATGTTAAAGGGTGTAAAATAAAATCTATTATTAAATATAAATGAGTAAAGTATCAGATAATTTTGCCAATGATTTTCCGAGTCGTATGTCAGATGGTCGTGCTTTCACCGATTATAGAACAAATTGTATTACTAATAATGGTATTAGTAAAAATATGACATCTTGGGAGTATCGTTATTATCTTCAGAATAATGCTGCCGATATTGTGGAAAAAGAAAGAGAAAATAGAAACACAATTCTAGGTTATTCAGGAGAAAATGCTCCTGAAGTCCCCGTAAAAAATATACAAAATTGTAATAAAGGGTTTTGTACAATTGAAAACTTCAATGAGAACGGTTTAGGTTTAGGAAAAGCTACCAATGAAACTTTCTAATCATTGTTTCCAACGATTCCCACAATCTAAACAACTAATAAATTGTGTCATAGGTTCATCTGCCGAACGTGTCTGAAGTTCATAATATGAACATTTTCTTGAACTACATCTTCTACATTTAAACATTTCAGTCATAGCAACTTGTTTCATTTCATATTTCATTCTATCTCTTTTAGTTTTCTTATCCAGTAATTCAGACCATATTTCGGGATAAGTATCATATGAGCTCATATTAGCCAATCCTTGGGGGTCTATTTCATTATTTTTTATCTTTTCTAAAAGATAAATATTTTTCACATAGCATTTTACATCTATATTTGAATATATTGATATAACCTTACTCATATATAATCTATAAAATAATGGATTCATCCAACTTTTCTTAATGTTTTTATTTATTGCATATTCTATACAGTAATTATATATACCCTTTTCAATCTGTCTAGATAGTTTTATTCTTTTCACACATTTATTAAGTTTTAAAACTACTCTTTTTCTTATATCATCTTTGTAGTTGTCTGACATAACTTATTAAGTATTGATTATATTTATCAAGATAATTTTAAATCAAATTTATTAGTAATTAGTATAATCATAATCTAATTCATCAGCAATGGTAATATTTGATAGTTTATTTTTTGGTTTAATATTATCATCATTTATTTTTTCTTCTATTTTTTCTTCTATTTCTTCATCGGTACTTATATCACTAAAATTATCCGATATACACAAGTTTTCATATCTTTCAGATATATAATATGCAATCATCCCATATTGTGAAATATCTAGATCTATAATACTTTCATTAATTCTATATACTAAATATATATTACCATATAATATATACGTTAAATCACTTGGGGGTAAAACGTGTGTGTTTATATTTTCTCCGTTTGTAAATATATCATTGCCATAACATTCAAGTAGAGAATTATCGTGAACCCATTTATCAATTAGTTTTAGATTGCGACTATCTAATTTAGCTAATTCAGAAAATATATTATCAGTTTTATTCAATATTATTTCATTTAATTTATCTTCTGAAGTAAATCCTAATATCTTCATTTTCTTATAATAGATTAATCATTTATTTTTTAAATTAAAATATATATGATTTTATAAATATGTCATATTTCTTCAAAAATAACAATTTCATATCTTTATCTGAAACTAAAACATTAGAAGATAGGCTTGCAGAATCTAATAAAGTTCTTATAAAATATCCTGAAAGAATACCTATTATTGTAGAACCTTTCACAGATGATATAGTTAAAATCGATAAGAATAAATTTATCGTTTCTAAAGATATGACTTTCGGTCAACTTATTTATATCATTAGAAAAAGAATTAATATTAATAGTGATATAGCTCTCTTCTTCTCTATAAATGGTGTTTTATGCCCTCTAAGCACAGATATTGAATCTATTTACAATGATAATAAGAGTGAAGACAATTTTTTATATGTAAAATATACAACTGAAAATACTTTTGGTTAAATTAATTTATACAATATATATATATATGAAAACGTTATATGTTATATTCGGTTTAATTTTAGTTGTATTTCTTTTTTATCCAACAATTACTGTATCAGAAAATCAGATATACTCTCCACTTTCTATGAGCTCGAATAAACAATCTACCCCGCGTATGTATGATTTTTACATACCCCAATTAACTAATAATCAAACACCTCTATCTGGAAATAAGTTTAATAATCAAACTAATGCTAATATGCTTACTAGAAATACATATCTCAATGATGATAATGTAAATATTATTCGCAAAGAACTAAATGATATTGATACAAAATATCCTAAATACATTTTAAAAGATACTCTAGCAGCAAACCCGTTAGGTTTAAGTGAGTTAAGCTCATTTATTACTGATCCTGATAAACCATATACATCATTTGTTGATGATAATGTATCGCAATATCCTAAGTTTTATACAAGTGATATAAAAAATGAATTAACAAATATTGGAAAGTTTTTTGATAAAAAGAATAGATATAGTGATACCACATACTCTAACAGTTCAAAATATATTGATGATAGTTGTTATATTAATAGTGATAATGAAATAACTTGTTTGGAAAATACTCGTTTACAGAATATCCCTCCTAAAAATACAGATAATTTTAATACGTGTGATATTATGAAATCTATTGGTAATTATAAAGTAAATGAATCTAAAGATTCTGTTATGAATGGATTGTCTTTTTATGATAATGTATTTGCTTCAAAAGATAAAAATGAAACTTTTTCTGCTTATATAAGTGGATCACCTTTTAAAGAATGCTCTATTGATTTCTAAACCAAAGATTTTACACCAGTTTACTCCTATCTCTATTTGTCTATCTGAAGGGAACCTTTTAATATCTTCTACTTTCATATTTACACCTCTTTTTATTTCTTCTATTTGGGTCTTCACATAATTAATGTTAAACGTGTGAATATTCTTTATAAATTTTAATGGTATATTTATTTCTAACTCTTGATGAAAATAACGCAACATCATATTAATTAGTTCTTTATCATAACCTTTATAACCAATACACACTATATATTTTTCTGAGTTTGTATTTCTACTCATTGAGGGTTTCACTATAAACATCTTGTCAAATGATTTCCTTAAGATATACATTAGTTTTATAGTTTTGAGATAAAATATATCAAAAATCTTACAGATAAATATACCACCATCTTTTAGAAGTAATAATCCCATTAATACTTCAGAATAAATCAATCTATATGAATCTAATTCTTGATTACTAAAGTTTACGGTATAATCAAAACCACCATCTCCTGTAACTATATCACTACTATTTTTACCACTATTTTTTACATAATTTAAGATATTAAGAATCTTATAAATATCTCCGGTTTTATCTATTCCACTATGTAATTTCAGATTATTATTCTTTATAATGTTGTGATTCCAATGTGGTATACTTTTATCACCACTTATTAATGATATTGCATTTATTTCACATTTAGTCTCATTAAAATACTCTATAAATCCACCTGGAGCCTCAGCTAAACTATCAACTTTTTTATAGTCTTTAATATTAAACAATTTCATTATCTCCAATATTTTAAAATAAGAACGACTTATAGGTTTTTTAGTACATATATTCTTATTTGAGAATGATGAACTATATATATACTCATAATCATTTATACATTTCTTACAATTATTCCATTTATGGGGTTCTTTATCTATTAATGATTTAGTTCTATTTAGTTCTTCTAATAGATCAATAAAAATAGTTTTATTTATATCTTTATAATAATTTTTATCTTCTATATTTTCCAGTTCAAACAGACTCATCTATATTTAATTCATTATGAATGTTTCTTTCTTAAACCTTTTTAAAGATGAACCAATTATTTAATTCTGATAATTGTCTATATTTTTTATCTTTTTGTGTCGTTTTCGCGTGTAGATATGCTCTCTGTATATCTTTTTCACTATCATCCAGTATACTATCGATTTTATTAATTAATTCTTCAAAATTACCTATAGGTTTTTTTATATCGCCTTTTTCAAGTGATACAGGTTCAAACCCATACTCCTTCATAATATTAATTACAAACTCAAAGTTCACTAAATACTCTGTAATGTATTGTCCTATACTACTCATATATACTGATATTTCTTGACCTAACATATTTGATATATCTTCTTTATTATAAGTAAAATCAATTATATTATACCCTTTTATTATATCATATATGATTACACCTTTTTCATCTTTAGCTTGAATATTCTCACCATTATTCATATCAAATAATTTCATAACTTTCATACCATCATAACAAGTTCCCATAAAATAACCACCAGATTTTACAAGTTCTTTTAGATTCTGTAAGTATCCTCTAAGTGTTTCTTCATTTTTGAAATAATAATGAAATGAAAATTGACTACTAACTACATCAAATCCACTCTTACCTAAAGATCTATAATTTTTATAAAAGTTTTCATATTTTTTATCATACCCCGATGTTTTTCCCATTATTATATTTAACATTTCTTCGCAAGTATTATTCATACAACCTTCGGTATTCTTTATATTTTTACTCGTGTCATATTGTAAGAATATAGCCTTAGGGACTTTTCTTTTAAGTGACTCATGATAATAACGATTTGCAGCTTCTTTTACATTATCTGATATATCTAATCCTAGGATAAAGTTTATATTCCCCCCTTTCTTATCAACTCTTAAATATTTATTATTATCCCCCCCTCTACCACAAGAAGTATCTAATATACTTATATCTTTTCCAGCATTCATCAAAACTGATTCTATTAAAATCCCCTTTATTAAATTATGAGTATGTCTTATGGGGGTTGAATTATCTAATGTATTATCAGATACATAATATTTATTAGTATCCATAAACTCTTCTACTATAAGTTCTTCTTCTCCAGTAATCATTAGTTCGTTTACCGGATTTATAATCGTTTTCCAAATATTATCTGCAATAGTAAACCATTGAGGAAACTCTTTATCTGTTCTAACTCTTAAAGGAGTCCAAGTAAACCCATCATCTGTTAAACCATTATATCTCATCTCAACTATACAACCCTCAGTGATTTCTAATCTATCTCTTTCACATATGATTTTCCCATTCTTTAATGGTACATTACATATATGAGAATTATCTTTTCCACGATTAAAATGAATATATCTTTTAGTATTTGGTTTCTCTTTATTAATAAACTTCATATTAAAATCTATTAATTCATCTTCTTTTTCTTTATATCCTAAAGTTAATACTATTTTCCTATATTGAATCTTATTTATAGTTCCATCTTCATTTTTTTTATTGTATGTATAAAACCTTTTATCATTATCAAATGTTACTCTAAAATCTATGGTATTTTCTTCAGGTGGTTTCCATTTATAATTATAGTTCCATGTCCCATTATAGTTTTGAACTTTCTCACCTGTATCTGTTCCTTTCACCGGTAAATACATTGGTAAGAATATTAAACCATCTGTTACATATTCATATCCTTCACTATTACATTTATCTAATATTCTTTTACACGTTTTCAATGTTGTGTATAGATTAGAATATTCATCTGAATCTCTCTTCTTTTGTAACTTAGAAGCCCCCTCTATATACGTTTTACATTCTATTCTTATATAATCATCGCCTTCATAACTCTTTTCATATTTCTTGAAAAACTCATTTATAGCTACAGATCTAGCTTTAGAATCTCTTTTCAATGAAATCCAAGGTAAATTAAATATATCATTAATTCCATCGTGTTGTCCTTTATATACATCAAATATCATAAATAATTTTATATCATTATTATTCTTATCTTTTGTAATATATTCGCCATCAAATATCCAACTTTCTGAAACTCCTTCAAAATTTACCCCTGTATCAATTACATTCCTCTTTGCCGTAACTATATATGCTCTATTATCCTCTTTACATACTATTAATTGAGCTCTTATACCATCAGCCTTCTCGGTTACAACATAACCTTGTAGAATTGAATGTGGATTATTTACATTCATTTCTCTTAATGTAAGAGTTACCGGTTGAGGTCCTATCATTTTATATCCCATTTTAAAGTATTGATCATCATCTATCGTTCGAACATATCTTCCTAATATTTCTTCTTTCATATATTTATCTAATATATAGGGGGTATTTTCAATATACATATATGTTTCTTTCAAAATATCATCTAAAACATATATAAGTTCATCATAAGCTTTTTCATTAAACTTATCACCATTACTTACAAATGGTTTCTCTATGTAATGATGTGTAATATTTTCTGTATAACCCGTGGGAACCCATAGTTCATTAATGGTTATATCATCTTTTATTATAGATGGTTCTACACGCACATGATAATAATCATCTTTTTTAAGTGATGTTTTAAGTAATTCTGATAAGCCCTCGGGTTTATAATTAGATCTCTTCTCAAATGGAATAAACTTAATATTTCTTAAAGATAATGATATTCCCATAATCTTTAAATATTCCTCATTAATATTAACATAATCGGGTAATGCTTCATATGGTTCTATATCATATCCATATTTCGGTGAGTTTAATGTATATTCATCATCATTTTCAATCGCATATGTTCCATCTGTATCTTGTTGCATATCATAATCTTGATATGGTTCAAATGTGAAACCATCACCTATGCTACAGAATGGCGACAAGGTATTATAATAATTAATTGATGTATTCATATTTGATATGAAATCTTCAAATGCCGTACTCTTAGGAGTAAATGTTATTTGTTCTTCTTCTGGAATATTTGATCCAATATATTCAATCTCCAATTCATATCTTTCTGGAGATTTTAGAACTTCTGCTTCTCTAAATGTTTTTGTGTATATTGGTGTTTTTGTATTCGCGTGTAATTTATTCTGTTTAACACACGTTAAATCTATTCTAAATAATCCATCTTTACTCTTAAAACTGTATCTTTTTTTATAACGAAAATATTTATTCATCATATTCCACTTCTTTTTTATTAACTGTGCTTCATTATTAGAAAAATGATTCACCTCTAATTCTTTCTTTAAGTTCAGTCTAATATTGTATGCGTAATTCCTTAAAGAATTTAATATATTACCCTTACTATCCTTATGTAATGTCTTTTTTATCATCTTCACATCCAATCCTTCCAAAGATTCACTCATACAATATCTTTTTATATTTAATAACCCCAAAACCGATGCTCTTATATTTGTTAATACTTTCTTCCCACGAAGAACTTGTTGACACCTTATATCTAATGAACACTCTTCGGGTAAACTAACATATTTTTCTGATTCGGTTAATTTTCTCATACACCTCAAAAATTGTTCTTTTGTCAGTTCAGTTGATTCTCCTGTTCCATAAATCACCTCCATTTCTAATAGATTATCTTTCACAGCACTTTTTACATATTCTTTATATGCTTCAGGAAAACTATCCATTATCTCAAACTCTTTTTCATCATTCATATCGCTTGAGACACTAATTTCTTCTGTTTCACTCATGGTATATTATAATGCTATATTATTAATATTACATTTAAATCAAATTTAAAAAATGATTCCTTAATTCTTCATATATATCTTTTTTTGTTCTTATCTTCCCATTTACTTTCACATCAATACAATTATCTTTCGCTAACTCTTGTAATTCCTTTGATGTATATGAACTAATATTCTTTAATGGTATATCATATACTTCATATGATACTATATCTTTACTTAATCCATCTATATCTTTTAATGAACACTTAATATATTCTTTTTTCATAGAACTTAATCCCCAATTTTCTTTATTTTTCACAATGTATAAGTTTTCTTTATAATTTCTAGGTGTTTCATAATATATCTTTTCTCCAGGGATAATTAAAGTTATCCTACATTTGTAGTATTCTGATAAAAATATTAATGATGATATACTATTCATTCGCATCAATCCAGATTGTATCTTCTTTATTGATAAATAATTATTGAAATTATATTTGCTCATTAATGATTTATTCTCCTCTATTTCTGTTCCTATTTCAATTCTTCTCTGTTTTAAATATATCGCTCTATCACTCAAAGGTATTAATTCATAGGTTGGATCATTATTAGCTATAATCATATCTGTTAAATCTTCATGCTCTTCTGTTTTATATATATTTCTCTCAATATATGAAGACTCTTTAATACCACTACAATTATCTTCTGTATGTGTAATCGCTATTTTTAATAATTGTTCCAACATTGTTTATACTTTTACCTTTATTATACTATTATCTTTATTATACTATCTTTATTATACTTATAAACTTTATATCGTTTTAGTATATTCTATTAGTTTTATACCTTTATCTGTTAATATTATTGGTTTATCTATTATACTATCTTCATCATTTTCTTCAGATGATTCATGTAAGATTTCTTGATCAGCATTTATTTCATTAATATCTAATATCTGTATTAAATTATATATCTTATCAATATGTTCATCATCCAATGTCGTTAAGTTCAAAAAAAAACCATTATTATTCTCTGAATAAGATATATTATTCCCTCTAATATAATATAATATCGTATTATTTATCATCTCTTCTTTATATCTCACTACTAAATTATATATATATAATCTCTTATCTATATCTTCCATTAGTATAAATATTTAATATATCTTAATTTTAATGATTATACGAGTTTTGCTACAATATGTATTTGGTTCGCTTTATATTTTAGTCTTGTCGCCATTACTTCTATCTTATATTTCTTATTTAATTCTAAACTATCTGCCTCAGGTGAATATGTTTTTGGTATAATTATCAATAATGGACTATCTTTTAATTCAGTCATCTTATCATATTTTATAAAAGCCACTGCTCCCATCTTTGAAACAGAGTTTATGTAACAATCTAAAATTACTCCTATTGATGGACTTATAATTGATGAACTGTATTTTATTTTATACATTATCTTACTCTCATTATTTACATTTATTATCTTACCCATAGATCTTTCTATTATTTGTATACTATCTTTAATTATATAACCATCTTCACAACACAACCCTTCTAAATCGTTCTTTAATTTCATATCTATCGCATTCCCTATTGTTGAACGAACATTATTCGGGTTTATATGTATCTCTTTGCTCTTTATACATTTACGGACTATTTCTTTCATAAATTATATTTATATATTATTATTATATTTATTTAAATCAAATTTATAATATTTCTATCTTATCGTTCATATTATATGGTGGGTATTTTAGCCATATTTCATCATAACTTAAATAATTTCTTTTCATATTAATCTCACGCGTATATCTACATAATATCTCAAATAACACACACACTTTCTTCTTATTTGCAAATATTTTTGTATATGTATCTGTAAATATTAACGTTTTATTATCATCTTCTTTCACCTCAACTTTTTCACCCGATTGTAATGTATATATTAAATTATCTCCTATATTTGCTTTCTCTACTAATACTATTATATCATCTTTACCATTATATTTCACAAAAAATAAATCCTTCATTATATCACTATACTCCTTTAATATCATATTTATAATATCGTGTTTCTTGAATCCTAAAGTACTTGCTACACACATCTTTCCCGGTCCAGGTGGATATACCTTTGTTTTATCTGTATCTGTCGTATCATCTGTTATCTTAAATATTATATTTTCTTTCTTCTGTGATTTCTGTGAAGTTGTATATCCCCATATATTACCCATTTTTATCAGTTCCTTGCACACCTTTGTTTTACTAAACTCTGTTATATCTCTTATTATATCCCTACCCTCAAATACATTTACTTTTCTTATTTCACCATCTTCTATAGCAAACATCTGAGGTATATGTTGATATACCACATAAAATCCAAATATATCTTTATCATTATCTTTTATTTCATATCTCATTTTATACTTACCATTCTTTTTATATATAAAATTGTATGATAATATATCATATAATTCTTTATCTTTATTTAATCCCATCATAATATTATATATTAATGGAATCTTCTGATCCACTGTTAATCTATCTATCTCATACTTTTTAAATGTATAATTCAACACATCTATATTATCAAATATCTCTATATATTCATCATCTATTGATGTATTTAGATTATGCATTATTAAAGTTATATCACTCAAATCATATTTCTCTTTTATAAATAATTTCTCAATCTCTTTTTTAATTTTAGGTATATATATAGTATTGGGATATTTTATCTCAGGATAACAACGATAATAATAAGGAATATTATCATCCTCAATTTCTAAGGGCTGAAATAAATAATATTTACCCCTATAAATAATCCTACCTCTTAAACCTAAATGATTTATTATTATCCTTTTTTCCACTATTATTCTATGAAGTGCTATAAATACTATATTATCGTCCACATTGTAAAATTGTCTTAACATTTCCAATATTTCATCAATATTGTATACACTTCTTAATGTATATAACTCCTGAACTCTCTTTATCATTACTTCAACATATCTCTCTGAATAATTATAATCTATCGTATCATCATTTATTGTTGGATCACTAAACATTTTTTCATATTTTACACGAGATAAATCTTTATTAAAATTACATCTAGCTTTTGGTAAATATGAACATATTTTTGAATAAGGTTTATCATTCGGTGTATATTTTATCGCCTTATTATTATAAGGTGTTATGATTTTACTCTCAACTACATCCTTTTCACCAACTATATTTTTATGTCTGAATAATAATCTATCAATTGCTCCTTTCTTTAAAATATCTTCAACTTCTCCTATATCTATAGCCTTTTTCTCAGCATATCTATATACAGCATTATCAATACTCTCTTTATCTTCTGTATTCACTAATGCGTGGAGATATACCAGAACATTTCTTTTTTCCTCATCTATATCTCCGTGAGAACAAAAACGTATTCCTCTCCCTATTGTTTGCTCCAAACGATTTAAATGTAACCACGGTTCTAAAATATGAATATTTCTTATCCTTTTAAAATCAATACCTTCACTTGCTACAGATGATCCAATAACTATCTTTATATTCTTTCCATCATGATTTTTAGAATCAGTAACTATTTTTAACTCATCTTCAATATTCTTTGATAATTTATCTTCTCCACCGGAAATCACCATATATCTTATAGGATACTCTTTATTGTCATCTTTTGATACAAAACTTTTAGGCTTTCTTTTAGTTGAATATTTTTCTTTTCCTTCTTTATACTCCGGATATTTTAAGATAGTCTCTCCAGAATATTTTTTGTATCCATTCTGTTCTAGTGCTAAAACCAATGGAATAACTCCTGCTTTAATCCAATTTGAATAAATAAATATTATACCATCAGATTTTTCTATCAATTCTAGTATTATCTTTATCTTCACAGAATATTCACCTATTAAGTCCTTATCTAAAAAGGGTTTATTTTCACACAATGTTAAGATTTCTTTCTTATAAGAATATTCTACTGAACTACTTTTATTCCTAATATTGAATGTATTCTTTAAACCTATCGCTGAAATAGTATCATCTATTCTTACACTTTCACTTTCATCTATCTTATACGGATATACTATATTTCCCGCTCTAATAATTCTATTAATATCCTTAATAGATGGTAGCATCTCTTCCTCTGAACTACTCTCCAATATCTCTTTTTCTAAACGATCATATATAATCTGTTGATGTGATCCTTTTTTCAACTTCGAACCAAATGTTTCTAAAAATGTTAAAGATTTTGATTTATTTATCTCATTATCTTTCATATCATTTTTAGGATAATTATCTTTGTCTAAAATCATTGATAAAGATCTTTTATCTTCTATATCTGATCTGTATTCTGAAAACTCTTCTGTATATGATGGATACAGTCTTATGGGAAATGATGAAGGATCTTCTCCACGAACATATGATACATATCCTCTTGAAGCTTCTTTCAGAATAGTAGATCCCCCTTTCTTAAAAGAACCATCTTTTAAAAATATTCTATCTTTATTTAATAGTTCTCTTTTATCATTCATTAATAACATATTTAGTAATCTTACTATCTCTGTTGAACGATTATACATAGGAGTTGCTGAAAGTAATACTATTTTTAAATTATCAGAGTATTTAATAACTTTCTCTATCATATCAACACTATCTTTGATATCTTTTTCTCCATCATCTCGTAAATTATGTGCCTCATCTATTATGAGCAAACGATTTGAAAATAATTCATTTATTACTAATCTTTCTCTCTCTTCAGGAGACTCTTTGTAGTATTTCTTTCCCTTTATTTTTACTAATCTTTTTACATAATTCGCGAAAGATAAATAAGCCATTATCTCATAATAATCTCTCACTAAACGATTCACTTCTCTTCTAGACTTTATATTTCGTTTTAAGAATATATTTCCTGTACATTGATTTTCACCTAATTCTGGATTAAAGATAGTTTTCTTCCATCCAATTTTAATATTTTTTGAACATAGTATAATTATTCTCTTTTCTCTTAAAGCATATAAATCTCTAAAGTTTTCCGATATTGTTATAGCTGAACACGTTTTACCCACACCAACTCCATGAAATAATAATGCTCCATTATAAGGTGTTTCTTTTGTTAAGTAATTCTTTAAGAAGAGTTGATGTGCTGAAATCTCAAAATCTTTATTCTCACACACATTAAATAATCCTTTACTCTCCTTAGGAATCTCAAACATATTAAACTCTTCTTTCTCATATATCTTTTCTTCAAATCTTTTATCACTCTTATCCGGATAATCCACATAATAAGGATCATCTATTTCATAATTATCAATTATCTTTTTTAAACTTCTCAATAAACAAAACTTGTAAACTGAACTATCTTTTGTTATCTTTTTCTTTTTTTCTAATTCATTTATATCTTTTTCAGAAATAGTATCATATTCTATATTCTTTTCATATAATTCATATATCTTGTCTATCTGTTTCTCCTTTTCTTCAAATGATCCACCTTCAATATTATATTTCTCTATTAATTCTTTTATCTTATCATTTACGATCTTCTGTAATGAACTCATAAGAATATATATATATATTATAAGAGATATTTTTTTTATCCATTTTTATGTTCTCTTAAGAAACTAAAAATCTTTTTTATTATTTCTCTTTTAGTCCCTTTATTATCTCTTAGATGATTTAAACATTCATCTTCTGTAAACCATTGTATATCTTTTATTTCACCGTATTGTTCTATCTTATTCTTATCTATCTTATGAATCACAGATCCCCCAATATATTCGGCCACATAGTATATATGTTTATATCTCACTCCATTTGTTCCTAAATACTCTTCTGTTAAAGGTTTTACATTTGCTAATATTGTGTAATCTTTATTTATTCCTGTTTCTTCTCCAAATTCTCTAATTGCACAGTCTTTATTATATTCTAGACTATTTCTTCTTCCTTTAGGAAATTCCCATTCAGGACAATCATATATTATCTTTATTTCATTAAGAATATGATGCAAAATACCTGAGTCCTTTAGTGATGTAAAATTACATTTAGAAAGATTATATTCATTCTTTACTCTTGTATTTTTAAACTCCATTGTCATCCATAAAGAATACCATAATTCATCAAACTCTTTTTCTTTAATCCTATTTATTTCATCCTTCGTAAAATTAGAGAATAGTATCTTCAAATATTCTATATTATCTAATTTATATTTACCTCTTAAAAACTCTATATAACACAATGAATCTCTTCTTTGAATCATTAAGAGTTTATTTTCCTCATCATCTAATCTGTAAGCTAAAATCCCATAACTCAAAATTGGTAATTTACACTGCCCGAAAGTATGTCCCTTTTTTCCACAATTATTACAATACATTTATTTAATGTAGATATTTCTTATCATTATATATTTTATGAACTCTTAAATAGATAATGAAAAAAATATAATCTATATTAATATTATAGATAGAATGTCCTCAAATCTTTTTTCACCCTCATTAAGATATACAAATAAAGACACTTGTAACTCAGCATGGACGTTTATTGATGGACAGAATGTTTCAGATATAGAAGTTCCCCAATTTATTAAGAATCTTTTCACAAGTTTCGATGATTCAAGATATGGAAAAATGGGGAAAGATTTAATTGAAGGGGTTAGTTGCAGTATTGATGATACGCATCCCTCTCCCCAAGGTACTTGTACAGGTGGAGAAAATTGTATGAATATTGCTGGTGCAAACGCGTGTTCTCAAGGCGCTACTGATTGCCAATGTGTGGCACCAGATAGTGGGGGAGATGGGCAGCCGGTTGTGCCTGGCAAGTGCTCAGGCAACGCGGGAGGCACCGGAGACTTCACGTGCACTGACAACTGGACTTTCAAACCCACCTCAGATAGCATTGACCTTCCCACCGGCGACGAAGCCACACGCAGGGCTGCGTGCTGCGATCCACCGCCTGGCAAGTGCTCAGGCAACGCGGGAGGCACCGGAGACTTCACGTGCACTGACAACTGGACTTTCAAACCCACCTCAGATAGCATTGACCTTCCCACCGGCGACGAAGCC